GATTCTCTATTTTCATTCGTCCCACTCCAAATCGTAATCCCTCACACGAAGGTCCACACCCCTAACTGGTGGTAGGAGCCGCCACCCCTTCGTCATGGCCCCTGTTATGCCGCTGAATGCGTCCCATGAGGGTTCTGGCACGTTGTCTACACCCCTCATTGAGAAAGATGCCAAGTCATAGCCTTCATTGCCGTAACCCGTAGATACTCTTTCTCTATTGAGGCGGGCCTTTGCCTCGTCGTCAACTAAGAGGTTCATCAATCAAATCCGGGTTCTCGTAGATGTTGCCAGTGACTTCCATCTTATGTTGGTAGTGCGGTTCTGGGGTACTCATATGAAAGGCTCTGTCCTGAAGATAGAATTTGGCCATTGCATCATCCCATGTCACTATACCCGAATAGTGTTGTGTGTCCGATATTGAGAATGCAATTATATCTCCCTCGTATACCCCAACCCCGTTCTTGTCCTTGAGGCCGGTGTATTGCATGATGTGAAGCCCCTCGGGAATAATGGGGTGTTGGCCGATGGAGCCATGCGGTTTATTGAACACCCACTCCATCGCTCTGTGATACCATTTCTGGGAACGCCCATCCCACGCCCTGAACTTTATCTCTCTCATGTCTACCCCTCCTGCCAGCGATGGTCACAAGCTACTGCATCCTGGCAGCAGTATTCTTTGGGCGGCATTACTACGGCTATCCTGTTTACGTCTGTCCCTTCATGGTCACAGAAGTAGCAAGTGTGGGTTTGGGGCGCTTGCCAGCCCCCGTCTCGTTGTCCGAACTGATAAGTCCACTCATCATCGGGTGCCTCAACCCCGGAGTGGCAGGCACATCTCGGATCACTGCACTCACCGTCGGGGACTATAAGTTCGGGATAGACACGATGGCCCGCTGTTTCGCACATGAACCCTAACTGCGGCAGCGGAAGCATCCCCGAGATTTTTGTTAGCCAGAGCCCCCAGTAACAGGTCGTGCTCCCACATTCCTTAGCTGTATCACATTGGTATTTCATCGTCTAACCTCACTTGGTAATTGTGTCTTACTTGCTCGGCCTCTTCTAAGACCCTGGGAAGGTACGGCGGTCTCTCTTCAACCCTTAGGACTGAACAGATAGGATGCCGCCACTGATAGAATCGCCACTGTAGCTTGATAAACATCATATCCCCCTCTGTTTCAACCTGAATCTTCGATAGAGTTGTTGTTTATTCCCCCGAGCTACGAGTTTGAGAAAGTGCTTTGCGTTCATCATTCCCTCCTGCGTTACTGAGTCGCCTTAGCCTTTGACTGGAATGCAAACCATTTGCTCGCGTGCATCAAGGCTCTGTTGTCAATACTACAAGCCCGAACATGATGCTGGCAGCCTTGCTGCGCCTGCTGGACAGCGGAGCAATGCGCGAGTCCAATGCCCTGCGCCGCTCGACCTGCTCGGTAACCTTGTCGCTGACTGACCTCAGGTGATCAAGGTATGCCTCTACCTCGGCCTGGGTATCATAGTTGCCCCCGCCGCAATGGCAACCGTCGCTGAAATCAACCGAGAGGGTGTAGTACGGGGGCATTGGTGTGGTACTCCTCTTCGACGTACCAGAATGCCGATTGCCCCCACCGAACCGGCTGATCTCCACCGTGATGTCACCGATGCCCACCTTGCCCACGTCGCCACTACCTATGTAACTGGATGGGGTGACCTCCCAATCGAGGCCCTCAGGGCTGGCTGTGCCTTGGTTCTGCTTTGCCATTGGTCTGCTCCTTCTCTCCTTGGTCACCGCCCAGCGGTGCCTGTCTCTCTCATCATAAACCCTTTTCCAGGTATTGTCAAGTCCCTCTACGGGTTATCGACCTAGAATCTGTTGTCGTCGTCGCGGCAGTCGCCCCAGAAGTCCTTAGGATGTAGACAGCCGCAGGAGCCACAGTCCACCACCTCGCTGTCGTGCATATCAAGAACATGGTCATGCAGGTCGTAGTTTGGGGTTTCCTCGAAGTCCTTACAGAATGGGCATCGTATTTCCATGATGTACCTCCTATCCTTCTATGCTCACGATGAGCCGTGTGAGCCGTTTGGTTCGCTTACCATCGGTGAATGTGAGGGTTGTGTACTGTCCGTGCTCTTTGACCGATTCAACATCAGTGAATAACACCCTACGATAGGATTCGCGGTATTGCTGAGGTTCCTTGACTATTACCTTCACTGGGTCGCCCCCTACACCTATTTCCCCTATCATAAACTATTTCTTATCCATTGTCAATAGGGTAACATTAGAATCAGATTAGAATTATATTCCTATCGTTCCGCTAGTTACACCAAGAATACAAGCTCCGGTGAACAGAAGGGTGAGTATGCCAAGAACAACAATTAGCCACTTCCATTCCCCGCTTTCCGGGCCGGTCTCAAAGGTCATAATCCCCCCTCGTTAAGTAAACCCGCTTCCCAATCTTTCCTGGCCACCTTAAGCGCCTGATACCTTGTGGGAGCTTCAATGACCCATACTTGGTCAGGAGTCTTGCGTATCTCCGAATAGTCAATATACATGGGCGCATTGAGTACACCTATACCCATCGTGCCTAGAGTAAAACCTATTGTTGCCTTGCTCATGTCTCTTTTGATAGGGTGCTTCATCATCAGAAGTTGCGCCTCATTGTACGCAGACTTAAACGACAACTTGTAAGCATCCGGGCGTGCAATCTCGTGGGGATAGGGGCTGCGATTGCAGCACCACCACTTGTTATCTTCCCGACCGACTATCCAAATCTTCATGTTGGTATCATAAACTACTTTCTACTATTTGTCAAGCCCTAGTCTCACTTGAGCCTGCATATAACGTAGGCTCAAACGCATATAAGAAATATAGAGACATATAACGTCTAGTCTCACCCCATGCCTGACATAATCCTTATATGCATATAGCCTATATAGATAGTTTAATAATACTATACTATTACAGTACTATACTATTACTATTACTATACTATTACTATTACTATACTATTACAGTACTATACCCCCACCCCACCCACTCTAGGAAATCGTTATTTCTTAATCTCCTAGCTCAACGTGGGGCGCTCATTCGGGGGTCTGTGTCTGTTCCAAGGCTAATTTTGACCCTCTGGGCAGGCGTCCGCAGTTCGTCACAGACGGGGCAATGGACCCGTGGGGCATAACCGTGTAGGCAGTAGTCCTCGCGCCTCCGTCTTTGAGGCTGATTTGGTGCATGGATTCTATCGTTCGACTCATTCGCCATAATCCTCTCCTCGTCTCGCCTTCTTATATGCTCCTTATATGTCACTATATTTTCTGTATGTCTCTAGCCTCAACGCTATATCTGCTATATGTACTTGCGCCTAGACTATATCTGTTATATGTACCTACTACATGTGGTAATCCTGTCTTAGACCTATACCATATGTGGTAGTATCTAATCCCTATAGGCTTAACTATACTAACTTGGTCAAGTATAGGGCGTTTCGGCTAGATGACCTCAAAGCCCCGGCATAGAGTGTCTACTTTGTCGCCTGCCGCGCAGCAGGCTTCGTAGTGTTCACAATGGACGCAGGTGTATCCCGCTGCCTCCAGGGCTTCCAGTGATTCTATTGTCTGTGTCTCCATGTCCTTACCTCCTGTGCCTATTTGCTACTGCCCTAGCCTTCATGCCCCATTTGGTCTTTACCGCCGCAAAATGTGTCCTTGCAATACCAGTTGGTCTTGCGGAGCACAGCGGTACGCCCTGTGCGTGGGTGCGTGCCCCGGTAGATTATTTCGTGTTGGCGCATCTCGTTACGGGGACGCTCCTTGCGGCAAAACCCGCACTTTTCCGTGGGTTCATTGTCCATGTCCATTGCCTAGTTCTCCTTTATAGCGAGTCTAGCTGAGTGTGGGTGGGTAGTGGCCCCGTGGTGAGCACACCGCTGCGCTATGTCCACTTGCTACTCTGAGGCCCGGTCGTTACCTTCCGGGCACCCACCGCCTATCCCCTTGTCACTTGCGGGACATCTGGTCACACCTGCGGGCCTTCCATGCTGTTTGGCTGGCCCTGTACTCGTCGGCCTCGGTGTCGCCCATGTCTGCGGCCCACTCCTCGGCCTGCGTCGCGCTGTCGGCCACAACAAACCTGATGTACTCGACCGTGACCTTGTGGCTGACTCTGTAGCACTTGGCCTCCAGGTGAGCAATCCTGTCGCGTTCCCATGTGGTCATGTCCTTACCTCCTGTGCCTCCCTCGCCTTGCTGCCCCTATCAAATCACACTTCCTGGCCCATTGTCAATACCCACTGAGGTCGTAGGCTCAAGATGCTGTGTCATGTGACCTACTGAAGGCACGCCGTTGGAACAAGTGTGCTACTGTCTGTCTGTCTTGACTGCCTCTGTCCCCTTGCGTACGGCCCCCACGCTCAAGCATCCAACATCCCCCACCAGCGGGTAACAGACTGTACGTACACGCGGGTACATTGTAGCGGAGCCTAGCACGAGCCTGTATGGGAAGTGGGTTGGCGCATGAGAGTGGGTTGGTTGGGTTATTAAGGTCAAAAATAATACTGTAAGGGTACACAGACTTGCTTTACATAACCACATACTTGACAGAAGGTAGATAGTATGATATAGTGTAGTAGGGTGGGGCTAGACTTTGCAATAAGGAGGACTGAATGGAAATAGTTTTTAGGCAAAGCGAGATAAGGGATGGTGCGGTTAGTGAGACCTACCAGGAACCGTTCCCCGAGTGGGTTGTCTGTAAGAAGTGCGATAACAGAAAGGCAATCCTCTATCTTCTAGTTAACGACAAAGACCAAGAGTTACTTAGTGAACGCCCGATTGATGCCCGTGTTTGGCCCCACGATTCCTCAACGGTGGCTATCTATCTGTGTACGGCCTGTGGTTCAATGCGGGCTAGGTGGAATCAGGGTTAGCTAAGGTGGCCCCACCCCTTAGTTGACATAGACTAGCCAGTGTGGTATACTATAGTTAGGAGGTGAAGAAATGACTAACAAGAGGATGTGGGAAAACCGTGTATTGGATTCTGCGACCCCCGTGTTTTACCTGCCTGATAATGCTGTAGTTTACAAGGTTGTTACTAAAGAATGGAGACCGGAGGGATTTGAGAACCCGTATACTCCCGACCTAGAACAGACTGAGGAATATCTAGACCACGGTGCCCGAGACCAGTCTATTTTCGAGGACGGGGCCGACGCGGTGGTGGTGGCACTGAGGGGAAGTAGTGAATCACTAATGAAGGCTGATGTTTCCCGGGTGTTTAGGACATTGTTTAGTAAGATGACTTCGCGTGGCATGTGGGTCTTTATCCCTGACGGGAAAGCGGGTTGACTAATAGATAGTGATGTGTTATAATAGAGTATGGGGGTAGAACAATGTTGACGCAAGATGAAGATGGGGGGAGACCAACTGAATATAGGGAGCACGATAAGCGAACGAAGTACATGACGTTCGAGTTGGTTGACCGCAAGCCGAAAACAACCGAGTGGGCTGTGGTAAACAATAAGAGCGGTGCTTTATTGGGAACGGTTGCATGGTATGGCCCATGGAGGCAATATGTCTTTGAGGCTATTGACCAGCCCATCTTCAACAATGGATGTTTGGTGGAATTAACCGATTTCATCACAGAACTTAACACCCAACAGAAAGCAGGTTGACAGAGTATAAGGGGTGTGGTATAATTAGGATAGAGGTGGGAGATGACTGACCAAGAGAAGAACGAGCCCTGGTGGTATGAGTGGGGAAAGGATTTCTGTTGCGAAGTGTGCGGCCGTTGGTTCAGGCAGTATCACCTGAATCGCAACGATAGTACTAGGGGTTACGACTGTCCCAAGTGTGGCGGGCTTGCCCCACCGGCTGACAACAAAGGCCCCCTTCTATTCAGGGACGAAATGGGTGCTAAGGCGAGGACAATATGTTAGACTGTGCAGGGGCGATACTGAGTCTTATTGGAGAGGATGATGCAGAGACTTTGGAAGTTTAAATGGCATATCTACCGCAAATATATGGCGGGTTGGCGTTGTGTTCGCGGCGGACTCATTCACCATCGACCTGACATGAGCATCAAGTATGTCCTTGTAAAGTTCCGAATCCTTGGAGTTGCAGTATGGCTATGAGAGAGGGCTTTGACCTCTTCCGCCGCGTCGGCAGGCGCTGTTTTTTCCAGCGCGGCATCTTCGGCGACAAGTGGGCACGGACGCACGTTTTGCCGGACACGTTAGGGCATCATATATGCCTGCTTTTGGGTCATTCCCGCAGCGGCTACACAACAGATGACTCACCCCCGAGGACGATTTGCGCTAGGTGCAACGGGGAGGTGAAGCCATGAGCGAGTGGAGACCGGAAGGGTGGGAGAACCCATACTTCACACAAGAGCGTTATGATGAGTGCGAGGGAGCCTACGAGGACGGGGCCGACGCGATGCTGGCAGCACTAAGGGAATCGGCAAAGAAAGCACCTTGGCGAGAGTGGTTACACCTCTGGTATCCCCTAACATTTTACGTCTCTGATGGGGATAATGGGTAGACGAGCAATAACCCCAGAAAGGGTCATAAACGAGTGCTTGAGGCGGAATGTAAGCAAGCTCCCCCAAGTCCTTGATGCTCTGTTGGCTTCAGCAATCAAAACACAGAAAGTAACCTGCCCTCATTGTGATACGAAGTTCCATGCTCCTGGTGGGGGGGATGTCAAGGCTCAGATATATTTTACTGACAGAATAATGGGCAAACCCAAAGAGAGTATATCGCATGAAATGAAACAGCCTTCGGTTACAGGAGATGATTTACTAAGATTTTCGGCGGCAATAATGAAAGACCAGTTGGGGCGATTGGCTGAAACGGCTTTACTGGGAGAGTATGAGGTGATAGAGGATGTTGACGTTGACAGCGAGAGTTCCAACGGAGATGTATCTGACGGTGAAGGCGGCACGAGACCGGCAACTGACGGAGGCGGAGAAAGCATTGGGAGTGTTGAATCTGAAACATCTAGTTCGGAAGAGGAATGAAGCCCACTATGATTTAGTGTGTGCCTTGGGATTCCCCGTAGAGTACAATACTCTATTCGAGCCAGTTAAGTTGGATTACTACTAGGAGGCGGTATGAAAATCAAAGTCCCATCCAAAATCAAAATCCTTAGTCATACTTACAAAGTCAGGTTCGGCATGAAAGACCTTGTTGCTGCCGGGGCGATGGGGTTGACTAGGCACCTGCATCAGGAGATTATCCTTGATGGCGTGAACATTCCCCCCACTGAATTGAATCAGACATTCCTGCATGAATTGATGCACGTGGTTGAGCGCCACTTCTGCCTAAAATTAGGCGACGATGATATTGACCGTATTTCCGAGGGGCTGGCTACTGTACTCTTTGATAATTTCGGGATTGAATTGGATTGGTCAGCTATAAAGGAAGAATAAACCCCTTGACAAAACGTGGCTAATATGTTATAGTATAAAGTTAGGAGTCAACCTTCGGGTTTGGGATAACTGTGCGTCGGTGGGGACGCATCAATTCCCCCCCTACGGGGGGGGTCTGTAAATGAATGGTGGAATAGCAGGGTGACGACCCTGTGGGAATCCGAAGACCACTTAGCGGGTCGCCGCCAAGGTGCTCAGTAGGATACCGGCAGTAAGGTGGGGTGCTGCCACTAAGTAAATAACAGAGTGGTGGAAGAGAGACACAGCGCCGGCGGATACGCGCTTGGGGGCCACACCGTCTACAAGCCCCCCAGTCCACGGGAGAATGGCCCGGGGCTCTGTTACAAGTGAGATATGGTCGAGACGCTTGAAGACTTTGAAGCCAAGCTCGCCTCTATAGACTTAGAGGGCGAATCACTTACCGTAGATGAAGAGAGAATCCTTGCTATTGAGTATCACAACTGCTCCATCTCTTTCCTGCGGTTTCTTGGTTATTGCAAACTAGAGGAACCGCCCGACCCATTAGTGCCGGGGAGTGGGGGTGTAATACGACTTGAACTGTGGCCCCACATCCTTGAAATTGTCAAGGCGCTTCTATCCAAAAAGCTAATAATCATCCTGAAGTCGAGGCAGATAGGGGCTTCGTGGTTGATGTCGGCGTATGATTTGTGGTTTGCAAAGTTCCATAACAGCGCCGAGGTTCATATTGTTTCTAAGGGGGAGGAGGCGGCGATAGAGAAACTGGCTAAATGCAAGAGGATTGAGAAACATTTGCCGCCGTTTTTGAAGCATACAATATCATCCAACGAGCTGAAGATGGTCTTCCCCCTACAGAGTTCTACGATAAGGGCCTTCCCGGCAACTGCCACTGCTACTATCGGGTATACCGCCTCTGTGCTAGATATGGATGAACTTGAGGAACATCCCTACGCTGGCCCCAATTTTGCCTTTGCGAAACCCACAATAGAGAAGGGGCAATATATCGGAGTATTCACTGTTAACAAACTCTATCCAACCACTCTAGCCAAGACATTATTTACGACGGCGTGGTACACTCCCGAAGAGAGTCGCTTTAAGGCACTATTTTTCCCATATACAGTCCGACCGGGGAGGGATGAGGAGTGGTATGCCCAAGAGATGACTGAGGTGCCCGAGGAGGAACTAAAGGGACTTTCTCGCGAACTCTATATGGAGCAAGCCTATCCCCGTTCCGTTGCAGAGGCATTGAGTCTCCCTGGAACTCTATTGGCATTCGATAAACCCTCCCTAGAAGCCATGTTAGAGAACGTTCAATCCCCAATCAAAGTTGAAGCGGAGTTAGACCTGAATGTTGTCAACATCTACAAGGATTTCAATATAGGGGATTACTATATCGCTGCTACGGATACTTCTCATGGTGTCGGACAGGACTTTGCAGTAACCTGTATAATGAATGTCAAGACAGGGGCGGTGGTCGCTGATATTCTAAGGAATGACCTTCCCCCAGAAGAACTGGCGTGGCACAGTGTCAAACTCCTAGATAGGTTCATGAAGCCAAAGTGGTTTCCCGAGGATAACGAATGGGGCAAGGTTACGATAGTCAAAGCTCAGGAATTGGGGTATACCAATTTTGGTTACTCCAAAGACATTGTAACTATTTCAGGGAAGATACAACCACCCAAGAAAAGAACAATCGGATTCCACACTGACCCAAAGACAAGGATTGAGTTGTTCGGCCAACTCATTCCCGCTGTCAATAACCGCCAGATTGTTATTTACAATGCTGACGGATTGAGACAGTTTTTTGATGTGATTCGTAATGCCGAGAAAGAGGGCAGGATTGAGGCTAAGTCTGGCGGACACGACGATTATCCTATTGCAGTAGGGATATGTTGGTTGAAGAGAAGTGAGGTTTATACGGGTGGGATGACCGAACCCATTAAGACATTGGATTTTTGGGTGTCATCCCCCAGTAGATTTCCCAGAAGGAAGGAAGTACATACATTGGACTTCATGAAGAGGTATTAGGGTGCCCCCGCCAACAATTGGGCGGAAGTGAGATATAGACGTGCATCGTGGAAAGCCTAGTGTAAATGACATAATTTCTCAGACCGAGAAGTGCAAACTGTACTATTCCAATTATCGTGGCGCATTGGTGCAGGATGAAGAATTCTACGAATTGGAATTCGCCAACCGTCTCGGCATCCCCAAACAGTATCGGGGTGAGGCGGTGGTTCTCACTACAGCAAGGGATATGGTTGACGCCTTTGTTGACCATATAGATTTGGCTAATGCAAGGGTCTTTGTCAACAAGAAGGGCATAACCCAGAAAGCTGATGATGTGGCCGAGAATGAGCGCCGGTTTTATTTGGGTCTTTTGCATGAGACCAACATAGGTAGTTCGATTTCCCCTTGGAGAGTTGGGGGAAAGCATTATGCCAATCATGGCTTGTCAGTGATGAAGACTATCTGGGAGGCTGACAATTGGTTGGACAAACCCGCTAAATTGGAAGATGAGTCCGATGAGCATTATGCCGAAAGAATCGAGAGGTGGTCGGAAGACCACCCTGTATCCCTGCCAATTCTAATCCAAGCAATAAATCCCCACAATGTTATGTTAGACCCTGCCTATAGTGGGAGACTCTATACAATCGAGTATCACCAGAGGGCGGTGTTCGATATGGAAAAGATGTATCCCCACTGGAAGAATACAAAGAAAAGAAGTATCAATGAGAATGTTGACTATGTTTCGTATTGGGATAATGAGTTCAGGTGCGACTTGATTGATGGTCAGGCCATTCTGAAGGGCGGGGTTGTCAAACACAATTACGGGTTCATTCCTTATACCCCCATAGAGTCGGGATTGGGTAATCTGGGGATAGATGCCTTACCTGAACAGAGGTATGTTGGGATAAACAGATACGCCCAGGATTTGTATGTCTCCGAGTCCAGGAATTACTCTGTCGCTGATGTTATCCTGAAAAGAGATGCGTGGAGAGGGGGATTCGTACAAGGGCCGGGAGCAGATAGTCTTACGAATATCAAGCAGGAATATGGAACCTATACACCCGTTGAAGATGGTGTGGTGTTTACCGATTGGGATGTTAGTAAGGCCCCAGACATGGTTGCTGCCCATATGCTTAGAACGGCAGATATGATTGCCGGTCATGCTGCCCCCCGTTCGGTGAGGGGGCTTTCAGAGACAGGCGTAAGGAGTGGTGCTGACCGAAGATTGGTGATTTCGGAGGCGGCAGCCAAGTTCCAGTATTCTAAGGAGGCTTTCAGGCATGGGGCGGAACAAGTCCTAATCAAGAGTGCCAAACTCTATAAGAATGTTGTTCCCGCTGATGCCAGACTTTCGGCTTTAGCCGCATCTGGCGAGGGGTTTGATGAGGTAATCAAACGAGACCTTATGAGGGAACCCTTTACTTGTTATGTAGAATTCGCCCCCATTTCCGAAGAGGACGAATACAGGCGGCAGGATTCCTTGAATAAGCTGTGGAATAACGGTAATGGTCTAGTAACGAAACAATGGGCAAGACGCCAGATTTCCAGCATTGACCCGATTGCGATGGAAGAGGAAGACAGGATGAACATGATACGCCAACTCCCGTCCTATCTTGCTACTTTAGACCAAGCCGTTGGGATGATGGCACAAAACGCTTTCCAGCTTGCCCCCCCGGTGACACAGGAGGGCACACAAGAGGCAGGGGGCGCACCAGAGGGGCCGCAGAGGTCTCTGGTGCCACCCGTACCAAGTAGAGCGCCCATAGGGTCTGCTGAGAATCTAAGTCAGAATATGCCAACGGCCCCGACTAGTGGAATTCAGACTCGCGGGAGAGGTGGTGGCGGGAATCGTGGTTGACACAGTAGTAGACCTGACTCAAAGGGCAAGCATCAAAGATATGGAGATTCTTCAAAGGGTGTTTGAAACGGACTTCGTTCCCCTCTTGGAGCAGAAGCGTAGACTAGAACGCAAGGCTTTTGATAAGGCGTACGACGAGGTAACTGAATTGGAGAGTGAACTATAATGCCACATATACCAGGGCACATACTACCCGCACTACCAGGTACGCTACCCCCACTACCAGATTTGGGGGGTGGGTTGGAGGTTGGCGAGAGACTTCCCATCGAAACACCATCGGAACCGCCCCCGGATGAATACCGTCGGTTTCTGAAGTACCTAAGAGACCGGCGTGGTGATTTATTCAGACTTATGGCGAATACTGCTAGGGGTAACTTCCGGCAGAACTCTTTTTATAACGAGTGGAAGCGTGCGGGTTACCCCACCACCTACACCCCACTTGCAGTAAAACCAATATCTCCCCAAGATGTTGCACGGTTAGGGGAAAGGGGAATTGACCCAGGATTATTGGAAGCAGCGGGAATTCCCTTTGCGGAAGAAACCCCCCAAGATAGAATAACTACTATTCTAGAAGCGGGTGGGGCGGTAGATGAGGCACTTGCAGACCTTGGGGTGACTGCCGAGGTAGACCCCGCAACTGGCAGGGAAGGATTTTGGGGGCCGGATGGTTGGTTTTGGGAAAAGGATGAATTCGGAGAATTCCAAAGAACAGATTTCGACCCTGCAAGACGTACTCAACCCCTAGCTGCTGCACCACCTACAGAACTGACTCCATTCCAGCAGGCCCAAGAGGAACGGCAACGGCAGGAATTTCAAACCACACAACAGAGACTGACTCAGGAAAGGGAGGCCGATAGGTTATTCCGCGAACAGCAATTTGGTTTCCAAAGAGAACAGTTAGAAGCCGAGCAACTATTCAGGGAACAGCAACTTACCGGTCAGAGAGAAGAGAGACTTGCTCAGTTAGCCGCCCAACCCATTTCGTGGTTACAACACGCAGCCCTTTCTGGTCAGACTCCCGTAGTTCAACCGTGGATGATTCCCCTTATGAGACCCGGACAAAACTTACAAGTTGGTCAGCCCATACCGGGGTTCCAACCGGCACTACCCGGAGGAGCCGTAGAGCAAGGGGGATTTATACCGGGAACTGCTACCCCCAGCCCGCTAGGAACGCAGTTTGCTAATCTCCCAGAACTAAGACGACCCTCCGCGCAGTTGTTTGCCAGAATGGGGCCAACGGCTCAACAGCAATTCTTGGGATTCCGACAGGCTAGAACTGGTATTCCCCCGCAAGAGACTTTGTTCAGACAGCGACAGACCGGCCCTCCCGGTTCGAGTGGGGGCGGATTCCAACAGCAACGGTTAAGGGTCTAAGTGGATAGTCTTGAAGAACGAGTAGGTCGTTTCTCGTCGGCTGAACTCGACCTTTTCAAAAAGCAACTACCCCTACGACTAAAAGAGTTGGGGGAAACAGAGCGCAATACTGCGCTTGAAAGACTTTCTGGTATTCCCCAGCTTTCTGATTTATTCCAACCACAGGCGGCACCCGCTCAACCCACCCCGCAGCCAGCCGAACCACAGGGTTTTGGTCAGCAGTTACTAAGTACTATCACCGCTCCCTTTAGATTCTTTGAGGAACATATAGCCAAGCCCTTTGCTGCTGCGGTAACCTCTCCCTTTACACCATCCGTAGAGGGAACCGAGGGTCTATCTTGGCTTGAGCGCGAAAGGAAAGAATACGAAGAGTGGGCCGAGCCCGTCCTTTTCAGGGTGGGTGAGTTTGAGTTCAAACCTACTAAGGGCATTCTTGAGACTGTGCCGTGGTTTGCTACCGCCATAGCTACTGGGGGACTTTCCACCTTAGCAGGTGTGGGGGCTAAGACTGGAATCACTGGCCTTACACGTGCTGCTGCGTTGGGTACTAGAGCCATGCGTCCTGTTCTTGCTGCTGAGAGAATAGTCAACTACCCCATTGCCAAACCCCTATCGTTACTGGGCAAACAAGCCAAGAAGCTCGTTATGGGCAACTTACCAGCGACGGCTAGATTTGTTGCCCCTACTGCCGAGGCGATAGAGAAAGTCATTACCAAAGATGACTGGCAGAGAAAGGTTGCACAGCTATTCGGCAGACAACCCTTCTTGAAGTCAATCACAGAGAGAGTCGGTGGTAGGGCGGCTACGGTTACTACTGCCGTTGAAGACACCACCGCCAGGGCTCTTTTAGTGGGGGCTAGAACTCAAGAAATCCTCCTAAGTAAGGGTCAGGCTGGACTTGCCACCTTGAGACAGATTCACGTTGACCCCGTAAGATTGTTCGGTGTTAGCGAGAAAACCGGAATTGCCAGTAGGGTTAGGGCGAGGGCTGGTCAATCCTTACACATCAATGACATAGCCGAACACCCCACCAATTACATCCTCAATGCTTCCCAGAAGTCCTATATCGAGCAAGTCCACAGAGTAGAGGATTGGGTACTGTCCGGTTTGAAAGAGGCGGGGATTGAGGTAAAACTTCTAAAGTTTGACGAGTTTTCCCACTGGGTGCACAGGGAAGTTATCGGTAAGAATGTGTCCGATGCTTTGGTCAAACTAAAGAAGGTCGGCGGCAAGATAGGGGCGTTGCCCAATTGGACAAGGACAAGATTCTACGAGACTGCCGCCGAGGGTGTGCAGAATGGGCTTTTATATGAATCTTCTTTGGAAAGGGTTGTAGAACTCTATGTCCAAAGTGCCGCCAAAATGGTGGCAGACCAACGAATAGCAGGGATGGTTGGTAAACTCGGTGTCACTCCCTTAGAGAGGGCGCTGAAGATAGCCCCAGAGACCCTACAAGCCGCAAGGGAGACCACTCTTCGGCTTAGTAATGCCAAACTGCTACTCAAGGCATCTAGTAGGGCCGCCAGGGGAGAGGCACTACCCGAAGTTACCCTAAGGTCATTGGAACGCAAGTTTCCCGACCTTGGAAGGCAGCTTAGAAATGCTGGTACGGACAAGAAAGCCTTAGGGGAGGTTTCTCGACAGGCCAAACAAGTAATAGAGTCTACCCAAGCTCCGTTCTACAAAGCAAAAGCTGAGAAGGCTTTACTGATGGAACAGGCCCGCTCTCCTACCCTAGGGACTGAGGCAACTATTTCTCATCCCGCGTTTCAGGGGAAGATTTACCCCAAGAATGTAGCGGGGGAGATACAGAGATATTGGGATGATGTTGGGTTTGGGCCACTAAACAAACTCGCCACTCTCTCGGGGGAAATGAGAACCCTCGTTGCGGCGGCTGACTTTTCCGCGATGTTCATTCAGGGCCTCCCCGCTATTGGTAGACATCCGGCGGCATGGGCCAAGGCTGCAGTGGCATCATTCCGGGCCTTTGGGAGCCCAAAGTCCTATCAGGAATATCTCACTAAGAACTTCGGTACACTGACCGAAAGAGCTAATTACGGTGGGTATATCGGTGGGTTTGAGTTTATGGAGGCCGTGCCCAAGTTACAGGAACTTGCGGGATTGGTGACCAAGGTAGCAACTGGTAAGTCACGACTCGGACAGCAAGCAATCCGACAGAGTTACGGTAGGTGGGAAGCATCCTTTGGTGCTTTCGGCGATGTAGCCAGAAACGAGATGTGGAAGGCTCTCAAGTACAAGGCCAAAACCCCTGATGAGTTATTCGAAATAGCCCGACATATTGACAGAATGACAGGCGTGATGTCCTCTAAGGGATTGGGGTTAGGTAAGACCCAAAGAGACTTTGAATCAGCTTTTGTATTCTTTGCCCCTAGATACACTAGGGCTGGGTTTGCCCTCATAGGGGACACCCTAAAAGGTGGTATAACTGGCGCGGAAGCCAGGAAATCATTGGGTTCGATGATGGCGGCGGGGGCGGGAATATATTCCGCCGTTGCCACTAAGATGGGACAGGAACCCAATTTTGACCCATCGACTGCCAAGTTTATGACCATTGAAATCCAAGACCCCATTACTGGAACCACTAGACGTTTTGGTGTGGGTGGAATGATGACTTCCCTGATGAGATTCGGGGCCGATTTACAGGCGTCCATTACGGGAGCCGGTCAGAATGAACCCTTAGACTTGGTGAGACTGGATAGATTCGACAACCCCTTTATCAAGTTCCTCTTTTCCAAGACCTCCCCTTTGACGGGTGCCGCCGAGGGTTTGGCAATGGGGCACAACTTCTTTGGCGAACCGTTTGAGAACTTTGGCGATTATGCCCAGTTTATGTTTGAGAAGACCCTACCAATCTCAGTCCAACAGATTTCAGAAACGGGTGAGTTCGCCCCCTCTGGGCTTTTAGGTGAACAGGTGGGCCTCAGGGTCTTCCCCCAAGCTGACTGGGAAAAGAGAAACCTTGAGAGAGATAGAGTAGCCGAAGAGACTCATGGTATGAACTGGGATGAGGTTGGTACTCGACTAGGTAAACTGTCACAGTTGCAATTAGAGCAACAAAGCCCTGAACTCCGAAGACTTACAACTGTCGCTCGGGAAAGCTCTGATAAGACTGCCAAAGGTGAGGGGAGGGTTTGGGCTTCATGGAGAAGAGACGGCGAGGTAATTGAAGATAGATACCAGGATTACATTACTGCCATTTCTGACGAGTATGAGATAACCAGAGATGCGGTTCAGTTTAGAGAGAAGGCTGATTATGCGGCTGGTGTCCGTAGGGAGATGTACGCCGCCAGAGAAGCCGACCCCAACTATGGGGAGATTCAGGCGTTCTTTGCTGAACCCTCCAAACCAAACGAGAGTGCCAACCCCCTAGACGCGGCCAGAAAGGTTTACCACCAGTTGATGTATGCCGGTGATATGACTGACCCGTTTGGGAATTATAACTTTGAAGAGGCAGAAAGACGAGAACGGCAGTTTGTTGATAAGTTCGGTCAGGGTGCATTGGACTACATAGAGGAGTTCAGAGGGGCCAAGTGGGACGAACCTATGCCCATGAAGATGCTCAGGGAGGCCAGAAAGACCCTAGAACCGTACTGGCAGATAGTTAGTGAGGTGTGGGCTAGCTACTCCCCTGAGGCTAAGCAGTTATCGGAAAGGGCGCGGATTCTAAAGCGTGAAGACCCTCGCGCCGAGAAGAAACTATTGTTTGAAGCCAAGGATTCTAATGGCAATCTCTTGGGGCCGCAAGTTCTAACTGCTAGAAAGTGGATAGCACTTATGCAGAAGAGATGGAAACGAGATAATCCCGACGCTGCTAGAATGTTGAGGATATTCTACTCGTTTTGATAATCGGCTAAAAGTTTGTAGAGGAGGGTTCTCATACTACCAGCGCTGACATTGGGTGCCTTGGGGATTGAGACAATTGCCTGAGATAGGTCTATGTTATCAACCATATCTCTTGCTGTAGAGAGCGAGATGGGATTGTTGTATTGCTCTTCGGCATATTCACTGCTGAAGAACTGTTCACCATCTGGGAACTTACAAAGAAAATCGCCAAATCCGCCGCAGGATGTAAAATGCGCAACTTCAGTCTCGTTGGCCGTCAGTGAGTATTCCCCGTGTAATGCAAGTGCAAGGAAAATGTCCGCCCACAAACTACGCTCAGTCACATTCCCACCTCCTAACTGTATTATAACACAACCAAGGGGGTAAGTCAAGTGCCGCTCAAGAAAGGTAAGTCGAAGAAAGTAATCAGCCAGAATATCAGTGAGTTGGTACGCTCTGGCACACCGCAAAAACAGGCGGTCGCTATTGCTCTTGCTGAGTCCCGAAAACCGAGCAAGAGAACTATTAAGTCTCCGCCGAAGCCGAGGCCCAAAGCTAGAAGATGATACCTGAATTACGCTGTCCTAACTGCAAAAGACTACTTGGTAAGAACTTTGAAGGGACTATTGAGATAGTCTGTAAGTGCCATTATTTCAAGAAATGGCAGGAACCCCTTGACAAATAGAGTCAAGTGTGTTATAGTAGATATAGTGGTGTAGCTCAACGGCAGAGTGCTGGTGACTGGGGGTGGGAGCCCTCCTTGGAGTCAGTAAGCGGCAGCCAGTAGGAGCGGGTTCGACTCCCGTCACCGCCACCAATAGAACCTTAACAACAGAATATAGAGAACCCTAAGAGGGTCAGATTTGAGTGCAAAAGCACCGGTCTGGCCCTTTTTTTGTTTGTGTTTCAGGTAGGAGCACAAAAGGAGGAACGTGATGGACGACGACACAGTTCAAACCGATTCAACTTC